TAGGGTCGTTTGGATCGTATGCGCTAGAAGGGTATTGTGTCGCAGGCCCAACAGGTGCAGTCGGCGCGCCCGGTGCAGGTACGTTTCCCGCAGGGAAAGTCGGCTGGTAGTGTGTTTGCGGCATACTAAAAGGCTGCGACGGTTGGCCGTGAGGTTGCGGTGCGCCACCGCCCGGAGCCGTATAGCCCGGTATGCCCTGCGCAGGCGGTTGGGGTTGTGGTGACGGCACGCTATTCGCCAGATCGGGACGGACGATTGGAGCGGTGACGTTACCCATACCTTTGTACATCGTCTTCGTGTCGGCAGGTCCGCCACCAAAGCGCGTATCTTCGCCGAGGATCATGACCGTTTGCAGACCGAAAGCGATACCTTTCTTGGTTGGCTTCCCGTCGTTCCTTGCGACTTTACCGTACGCGTAGGGTTTAACACCGCAGATCGCCCACACGCCCGGAAAGATTTTAGACTTATCAACGATGGGGTTGTGCCGCATATCAACGATATTCGGACGGAACATCGAAGACGAGTTGATAAACTTACAGCCCGGTGTGTAGCCTTTGTATTGTGCCTTCTCGCCTTGATCGTGAAACGGCGAGTGCAGACCCGAGTATTGATGGCCGTTCCACAGGTTCGGAAATTCACGGCCACACGCAGCCCAGTATTCTTCTTCAAAGATACGGAAGTCTGCGAACGGCGTGAACAAAAGCGTTGCGCCATATTTTTCCGAGCCTTCTTCGCCTTCACCGTCCATAAGTCCGTCGCAGAACGCAAGGCGCACAGGCCCCGTGAGTATGTCGCCCGTGGGCTGTCCGTTTTCGTCAAGCACGCGCTGCACAGGTACGGCCTGCGCGGTTTGTTGTATCCAAGCATCGCCGACGATGCTGTCTTTCACAACGGTAGAAGCTAAAGTCATGTTTTAATCCTTTTCGTTTGGTGGTTGTATTAGTCCGGAAATCTGCGAGAACGTCTGTTCCGCCCGATTAACCGCAGGTCTGCTGTCCGCAAGCGGCACGAGTGTCGTGTTGCCCGAGGATTCTTTCGTCGTGAAGAAAGCGAACATCTTGGTCGCTTCTTCCGCTGCTTGTTTCTTTTTACCACGCCCGACCCGCGATTTAAATGCGGCGATAACTCGGTCTTCCATATCTGTGATGTTCAACAGGCTAGGCTCTTTATACAGTTCGGTATAATCGCAGCCTATCAACGCGGCGAGCTGCACCGCTAACTCTTCCCTGTCGCCTTCATATCGACGCTGCGCCCTCGTGAGCACACGTTTAAAGCCGGGGATATTTATACCTGCGCGCGACAACTCGTCCGCGTGGCCTTCAACACCCTTGATCCACGTGAGCAACAAAGGCTTCATGGCTAGTATGTAAGAGATACGCCCCACGTCGAGGGATTTAATATCCGGCAGGTTGCTCTCGGTTAAATCTTTAAGGTTCTTGCTTGCGTCGTTGAGTATAGCCCCGATAACGGTCTGCGCGAGCGCGGGGCATGCGCTGCGCGCCGGACAAAACTGGCACCACGACAGGCCGGGATTCAAAGCAGCACGCTCGTCTAGGTTTGCGAATATAGCCGCGTCCATCTGGACTAAATAGTCGGCCACGGTCGCAGGCGTTATTGTCCAAGAACGTATGTCACCCTCCGCGTGGAACGCACGGGGCTGGATGATCGTGAGAACAACTGTGTCGATGTTGGCCGGATCGACAACGGGCCTGTCGCCGTAGAGTAACCCCGCGCAGTATTGTGTAACTTGAGTGTTACCTTCCGCCGCTTTTACGACACCAACGCCGTGCTTGTAGTCTATGCAATGGATAACACGCCCGTTTAAGGAATAAATATAAACGTCCACTCGCCCGTCTGCATCGCCCGGCGATACGAGCGACGGCACTTGTACGTACTCTTCGATGCCAAGAACGACATCGCCGTACATTAAATCTAATTCTTCTACAACACTCCAAACGTGGTCGAGCGCGTCTTGCACGGCAAAGTGAAAGTTACTATACCCTTTACAAACTTCATGGTCTTTAAACGCGCTATGTTTAATTGCTTCGGTGACGGTACCGCAACGGTTACGCAGTCCGGCTTCGAGTACGGCGTGCGCTATGCGCCCCTCTTCCGCGTAAGGCGAAGTGTCACGCGCGGGTAGACGTTCGATCAACGCCGTCGAACCGTGGCAGTTAAAGAACCGCTCCGATTGCGACGGAGAAAACCGTCTGTGTACATCTTGATCGCGCGTGACGACTTCGTTCATATTACACCGCGAAAGCTTCGATGGCAGCGGCGTACTGTTCGGGCTTGATGTCCTTAACGGCACTTGCACCGAACTGTTGCAACACAGCTTTAGCTGCGGGCGGTCCATTTTTCTTGGCGTAAGCCTGTACCGCGTTCAACACGTCATTTGCAGTAGGGCCGCCCGCCGGGGCTTGTGGCGGCTGTACAGGTGCTTGGGGCATTGGCGGCTGTACAGGTGCTTGAGGTGGCGCAGGCGGCGCGTACGGAGCTTGCGCGGGCGGCGGGGTGTAGGGAGCTGGCTGCACGTTATTCTGCACAGGTGCGCCCGCGCCGTTAACTGCGGCCAAGGCGATCTGTGCTTGTTCGATTGTGTCGAAACCGACAAAGATTTTAGACATAGGAAATTCCTTCTATTGGTTAGTTGTTAAACTTGTTTAGCATTGTACTTTCACGAAGTCAACTCCGGAGCTGCGGTCATCGCATGCCCCTCGATCTCCGCGATTGATGCGGTCTTACCCGCAACAACTCGGTTCACCGTTTCATCTATGCTACCCGCGAGCGTGATGAAACGCGCTGTTACGCTTTGCGTTTGGCCGTAGCGGTGCACACGCTTAATCGCCTGTGCATTTCCTGCGGGCGACCAGTCGCTCTCAAACATATCTATATCGCTAGACTCTGTTAACGTAAGGCCAACGCCCGCGACTTTTATGTTCCCAAGAAAAACTTTGCACGTTGGTTCGTTCATGAAGCGTTGTACTGCTTCTACACGATCTCTTTCGTGCGTCTCTCCGTATGCGATAACAGCATCGTATCCATGTTTAGCGAGGTAATTTTTTATATACAGTAAAGGCTCTGTGTGTATGCCGAAGACGACGCGCTTACCCGCGCCTGCATCCAATTCCTCTTTGAGCATTTGTGCGTACGGTATCGCTTTTGCTTTACCGATCAAGCGACGGAGCGTCGCAATGTATTCAACCTCGATACCCGCCAAGTCGCCCGCTTCGATAGCTTCTACGATAGCTTGCTCAAGGTACGGGTGCTGTTTAACGACTTCGAGTATGTCCTTGTTATCGCCGTCCACGAGAACTTCGCGCATCCATATCGGCGGAAGTTCCATACCAACGTCACGGTGCGTACGTCGTATGGAATTGTTATAAATGAGTTGTTGTAAAACCTGCGTCATTTCAGGCTTGACGTAGTGGCGCGCACTATAGGTTCCTGCAACTTTATTGTAAAAGGTTTGGACAAACTGTTTGCTGTCCATGTCTATAGCTTTAGCGAACCGCAAGAACGTATAGATGTCGAGCGGATCGTTTGCGATAGGCGTTCCTGTAACATGCCACGCATGTTGCGCCCACTCCACCCAACTTTCTTCGCCGCCTGCTTCGTGACCTAGTAGCTCGCGCGTGCGAGTGGCGTTGGCGTTCTTTAAGTAGTGAGCTTCATCGAATATAAGGAAGTCCAGAAACTCTCCGTTCTTCTTAAAATCTTTACGCCATTTAGTCGCAAGCTCATAACTCGTTATCAATACGTCGAAGCGGCCACGGGACCAAGCCACGAAGTCATGTATGTTTTGGCCCTTGCAAAGTTTTAGATCGTAAGTAGAGAAACGCCGAAACTCTTTCATCCAGTTCTCGCGCAGCATCGCGGGCGCGATAACAATACCCCGTTGGCCCAAGACGCGGTTAACCGCCCCTATCGAAGTCGCCGTTTTACCGATACCCATTTCATCGTGAAGACCGTAACGATCTCTTGATGCCATGATGTCGGCAGCGTGCGCTTGATAGGGGAACAGTTGTAACTTGTCGCTGTTGTGGCCGATACCGTACATTAAACGTCGAGCTTTCCTTGGTTCGGGTCTTCACACGCTTCGCCGCCGAGCTTGCTGTATCCTTCCAGATCGTCCCAGTGGTCTTTGTGCGAAGCGTCGCCGTTGACGATGCGGGCCATCTTTGTCGCAAGCAGGTCAAGAGCTTCGGCTTGGCGCGGGTCGAGTTGGTCATACGTCCGGCCCATGCGCAGATCGTTTTTAAAACGCTGCGCCAATGTTGAAACGTCGATGAACGCTCCGTGTGTTTTCTCACGCTGTTCAAGCATGCCTGTTGATACACGCTTTTCGTACTCGTGCAGGGCTTCCCCTTTTCTTTGTTCAAGCCGTGACATCACTGCGCCCTTTCACTAATGTTATAATTTCACCAACGGTTTTGAGTGTTTGGATTTCCGCATCGCTAATGCGAATACCAAACTCGTCTTCAACTGCCATACACAACTCGACGGCATCGAGACTGTCCGCGCCGAGGTCTTCGTCAAGGCGCGCAATGTCATTTACTTTCTCGACTTTTACGCCAAGGTGTTCAACGACAATATCGTGTACTCTTTCTTCTACAGTTTTCATGTTTTAGGCTCCTGTATCTGCGTTGCGGTAAGCTAGTCTTAACTCTTCATCCCTGACCAGCACGGGATTTTTCATGATCTGCGGCCAAAGGTAGTCGCCGCCGAACTTTGAAAGCATCGCTGCGTCCGCGCGGTCCATAAAGTACCCGCCTTTCGGACCTTTAAACTTATCCGTGTCGTTCGGGAAAAGTTCGGCAACGCGACGCATGATGTCGCCCGACGCTTTCTTCTTTTCATCTTTGTCCTTACCGTTTGCTTTGCCCGGTATGCGCAGCAGCTTTTTCCACTCTTGGGGTGCGACAGTTTCGAGCATGATCTTCGCGTGCAATATGGACGAGTAGAGCACGCCGACAGTGTACCCGAACACAAAGCCTGCCGAAGCCGACTGCCTCGGCCGTCCGCCCACGGCTTCCATGACGACAAGCTCAACGCCTAACATCTTCATCATGTCGAACAGGTCTGTGAGCGCGAGCGTGTCTAGTCTTTTACGCTTCTTCTTGCCGACAGTTTCGTACCACGTCGGTATGTCTTCGACAGATAATAGCGTCTTCGTATCCGTGCAATAGATAGCGATTGCGCCACTTACGCCGGGGTCGATGCCTGCAACGAGTGCCATTGTCTCACTTGTCCTTTAATGTTCGGTTTCTTGACTTCAACCTTGGCAAGCACCAAGTGTTTTCCTTTGTTCGTCGTTACGGCGACGACCTCGAAGTGCTGCTTAATCATTGACACCCCCTCTTTGAACACGCCAGCCTGCTTGATCGCAGAAATCCATCGCTTCTCCCGCTGTCTTAAACGTCCTACCGTACGTAACGGGCCACGAAACAAACATGCAGTTAGCCTGACGGTACTTCATGACGTATACGCGCCACGCACGCGAGTTGATTTCAACGAACTGCGCGATGTGATGCGTGTCGCCCTTGCTTACGATGCGTATGTATTTGCGCATTTCTTTTGTGATTGGAACTTCACCCATTAGTGTGTTCTCCGTCCTGCAACGATGTCTGCGATCAAGCTGCGCATGTTAGCCTTCTCTTCTTCCATAAAG